AAAAAAATGGAGGGTGATGATGCTTAACATCATAATAATAGTGGCAACTGCTATGGGATTAGTTGCATTTGGTGGTCTAGGTTATACGTATGGTTTACATATTGCCTATGATGTAGGGGGGGTAGATGTGTATGTCCTCTTTGCATCAGGTGTTGGTGTTGGTGTATGTACACTAGGCTTGTGGAATAGTGTTGCTATGGAATGTTTAAACAGAACTAAACCAAGCAATCGCAGAAAGTCTAGGAGGTTTGCATGAAAAATGAATACACTTTTAGCGGAGACCTAGATGAATTTAAAGAGGCACATGAACGCATGTGCAAACAAGTGTTGCAGAATCTATATTCAGCGCAAGATATCATGTGCGAACTTCCGGAGAATCAGATAGAACTAAATGCAATCGAACAGGCTATACATGCTTTAGAATCGTATGGCAAAAGGTTCTTGGAGGATGTGTAATGGATGCAGATAAAAAAATGCCTGACTCATTTTATGATTGGCTAAATGAATGTCCTGTAACTTGGATTCGTATAAGTGTGAATAGTGAAACTGTTCATTACTCATTTGCAACACCTGATACAGATGATGATTAGGGAGTGTGTAAACGTAATGTTAAATTACGTTGACATATTGGTAACTATAACTAAAATAATATCAAGGAGATATTAATATGAATAAAAAAGATAAAGAAATCTTAAATAAGATTGCCGGCACTATACGTGGTGAAGGTGATGATTTAGGCGAATGTATTGAGACATACGAAAGGATATGGGGGTATACAAATACTTTTGTGAACATGGTCGGTCACGAAGAAATACATGAGCGTGAAGGCTTACCTACTAACATGTGGTATGACACGTTGGTTGCCTTCCTGTGTCACATGATGCTACGCACAGAGAAAGATTTCGTTAAGGAAGTTCTTGATGATGTGAAAGGTAGGCTAGACTTCTTTGAAGAATGGAATCAGCACAGGATTGATACAGAGCAGATGGTTAAGATGTCTGATGAAGAAGTCGATGAAGGTTTCAACGCTCATGCTGAGCGTGTAATTAACGAGGAGACATTGCACTAGGGATAGTTATAAGTATATGAATGTATATGAATATACTAATAACGTATAAGGAGAAAAGTTATGGAAACTAAATTGTTTTTGATTCAAGAATTTGCAACAGAAGAAGAAAGAGACAAGGCTCTTGGGAAGGTATCTAGGAACATACCTTGTTACTTTACTGACTCTGAAAGGCTGAGTACTCAGCAATATCAATGGATTCTTATTACTTAATTGGAGAAAATTATGAGTGATACATACAATGTGATGCACATATTTGATGTGCCTAATGATGAGGGTGACTTCTTTGAAGTCGTAAAGTACGATGAAAAGCCGGACTTAGAAACGATGCAGTCGTGGACTAAGAGTGGCATGATAGAGGTGATTACTGTCATGCATGAGGGCAAGGAATGTCATGCCATCATAGATGAGAATGGTAAGTTTGATGATACAAATGTAATCAATCAAATGGCATCTACCAAATGGTACACATGGCTGATAGACACAGGACGTACTGCGTTTGGTGACATGATTGTTGGCAAGTGTAGTGTATTGACCAATTACGAATTGGAGTAAGCGTATGAATGAAAGCATCCCTGATGGGGAACTAACTATGACTGTTGAGTTCAAGAATGATGGCGACATCTTGTTGACTGCAAGAGACAGTTTAAACGATGAGACACTTGTGTTTCGTCACGAACCTAACATGGCATTACATAACATGGTGATGGATATGTTACGTAAGATGGGTGTACAACTATTGGAGAGAAACAATGAATCTTGAAAATGCTTATGCCGAATGGCAAAAGAATCCTGATGATGGTGTTCTTAGGAAGAGACCTAANAGGTGGGATTTAAAACTTAAACTTAATAAATTAAAAAAACAAAAGGAGAAAAGCTAATGGGTGCAGATGTATTTTTAGAGAAGGCATACGATAAGAAGTATGCAGACAACAAGGAAACACTTGATAGTTTTCCAAAAGCTAATAGCGATGTCGAACTAACAGAGGCACAAAAGAAACACATGATGGATATATATGACGACCTGTATAAACAGGGTGACGTGTATTACAGGGACTCGTACAACTCAGGTAGCGTACTGTGGGCGATGAAACTGTCGTGGTGGGATGATATCTTGCCTATGTGTGATGATGATGGGTACTTAGATGCCGATGGTATACGTAAGTTCCTAGACATGGTTGAGGATGCACCTTTGCATGTCAGTCAGGGATTCCAAGACAACATGCCTAGCGAGTGGACGTATGACGATGCTATGAAGTACCTACAAGAAGAGGCAGACTTGCTTATCTCTTTCTTGAAGAAGGCTTTGGATACTAACGATAGATTGTCGTGCAGTCTGTAAAGAAAACTGTATGGCGCATCAAACCAAAAAAAGTTAACATAGACTTTACATCACCCGAACAAAACCAGTTGCGGGAAAAGCGTTTAAACAATGCAAATGAATGGCTTCACAAATCCTTACAGACTGACTGTTTGTGGGGGATTGTGATAGCTAAACAAGTTTATGATGCTATAGATAACAAGGAAAATAAATGAACAAAGAAAAAATAAAAGAACAGTTAGCGGACATATCAGAGTTGATGTTGTATGTAGACAAGCCTTACAGGATTGAGGCATTACATGCTTTGTACACAGAGGTCGAGCCTATAAACTTTTGGACTATGTTCCATCAGTATTGGAATTCAGTTGAGAATCCATCTGACTTCATGCATTTAATTAACGACATGTTTGAGTATGACGACATGGGTTTTAACTATGACATGTTACAAAGCGAGCATCGTTTAGGTGCGTTAGAGCCGGAGGACAAAGCTTTCTTTCTTAGCTTGCCTGATGAATTTGCAGTATTCAGAGGGTGTCATAGCTTTAATGAACAAGGGTGTTCGTGGACTACCGACAGAAAAGTGGCTGAGAAATTTGCGTTACGTATGGCTATAGATAATCAGTACATACTATTGCAAGGCATGGTACGCAAGACAGATATTATCTGTGCTTATGACAACAGGAAAGAAAAAGAAGTTGTTGTGCTACCCAAGAAGGTAATCATCGTGGGTAGAGAACGTGCTAATGACCCTATACTTAGGGGTGAAGAGTTCAAGAAGTTCAGCGACACATCAAATGTGTATCACATGGTACAGACAGGTAGGTATAGGCAGTTGCAAAGCGATGAGGACTTGCGGTCTTTGGCTGAAAGCCATTGGATATTTGACATAGAGAGTAAAGGTTTAAACACAGTACGCAAATACGTCTTGTGGTTTGAGGATTTAGTTGGTCTTATAGCAAAGCATAATCTTGATACGTTTGCACCTAGATGGTTTGCACATGCACATGACAGATATGTAACAGGCAAAGACATACTTGAAGGCGACCCACGTAATGTCGTCAAGCAAGCAGAAGAACTAAAGCGAGCAAAAGAAAAGCTATACGAAATGGATGGAACTAAACCGGCTACCAATGCTGAGTTAGATGACATCATAGACAACGCAATGCGACAAGCAGAGGAGAATGATGCCAAGAAGAAATAGGTCTCCTTATTGGCTTGAGCAAGCCATAGATTTACGCAAGGGCGGTGACTCTTTAACAGAGATATCAAACATAATCTTGCAACCGGTCTCAACAATTAGATATCAACTCAATCTTAATCTTACACAGGAAGAGTATGATGCATTGTGCCAACCACCTAACCCACCTGAGAGTGCGGAACGTACTGCAAAGATACGTGAACTGCATGAGGAGGGCATCAATGGCAATCAAATTGCCAAGCATGTAGGTGTATCAAGGCAGTATGTATACAAGCTTATTCGCATGTGGAGAGAGCAAGAAGATGCTGAGTTAGATGCTATCGTAGAGAAAACAAACCTTACATTAACAATAAACGAATGGAGTAAAAATTATGCTAAGTAAAATAAGAACGTGGTTTAAACAATTTACCACAGGTGCAACTGCTACACGTAACGTAGCAGTAGGGAAGGTAACTTCTGTAACAAAAATAGAGTTACAGGATACCGCAGAGGAGGAAGGTAAAGACATCTATAGCGGTAGCGTTACTGCGGACGTTGAGCCTACGAGGGCGAGGACAGAAACAGGTAAGTTTGTAGCTGACGACCCTTCCACACCTGATGTGAATGAGGCTTGGAAGGGTGGTAAAGCACCTAAGAAAAAGTCTAAATAGTAGGGTAGCCGAAGGCTTTGGAGTATCTCCCACTAACAGGGTCGTACTCCAAGTCTACCTGTCCTAGACTACCGGACTGTTTAAAACGCATCTTCTTTGTGTGGATGCGCACATCCCTACTGCCCTGAGTGAAGTCTCTTTCAACTATCAATATTACATCTGCCTTGTTTGCAAAGTTAGCACTACCGGCTATGTCATAGGGTTCTACTAAAGGGAACTCACCATCGGCAGACCTACGCATCTTTGCCGGATGCGCTACGAAGAACACGTGTACACCATACGTCAACGCAAACCTTTTTATCTTGGACATCATCTGACTGACATACTCTGTCTCAGTCATGCCTTGTGGTCTTTGATGGTCAAACTCGTTGTAGGGGTCAAAGATGACTGCGTTTACACCATACCTCAATACTGCACTTATGCTTGCCTCCAAGCACCAATCTATCGTAGGTGATTCGTCCTCCGACCTGATGAAGAAGAAGTGTTGTGCCAACCAATCGTATGCATCTAACAACTCCTCCTCATCCATCTTAGGAGTAGCACCCTCTCTCGTAGGCTTGCCTACATACTTCTCTGCAAGCTTGTTTAGATGTTCGCTCACAGGGTTTTCAAAGCTACATATAGCCCACTTGTAGTCATGCATACGTGACATGTTTACTGCTATGGCATCTATGAACTCTGACTTACCGCAGTTTGGTACACCACTACAGATAGTCACCTCTGTCGGTCTCACTAAAAATATATCGTCTAGCGTTTCAATACCTGTGGATAATCCTTTACGCAACCCACCCCTAAACAACTGCAAGCCCTCCTCCATAAATCCATTTGCAGTATACAAAGACTTTATTGGATAAGGCTCAGCAGTAACAAAACATTGACGCAGCGATTTTTCATTGTGTTTACACAGTATATCGTTGCCATCTTTGCAATCATCAGGATAAGAAATGATGAAACATCTTTCCCTACCTATCCTCCTTGCCAACTCTTCACGACATTGGATACCGGCATCATCGTTATCAAGTGCAAGATAGATTCTCTTGTACTTGTTGAAGTCAAACGTGCTTAACCAATCCATCTTCCTATCGCTCGCACCATCAGGTATAGACAATACATTCTCTGTTATTAACTTCCAAGTGAGTGCATCCATCTCGCCCTCGCAGATGAGGATTGTATCCTCCTCTTTGTTTAAACTGTCTATGAGGTAAGGGATGCGCTCACAATCCGGTAGTTGGGCGTAGTGTTTATCGGGCGTGCGAAACTTAATATTGACAGGCACACCCTCCTCGTCCTTGTACACAAAGGCAATGCAGTCTTGACGTTTGTTGTTAACAAAGTGTGAGACTACACCTACTCCATGTCTATCTGCGAAGTCTGTAGCTATGCCACGCTCGTT